GTTAAAACCTAGGGCCTTTCGGAGGTATTCGTGGGTTTATGTGATGATCCAGGTGTTAAGAAAGAAAGAAAGAAACGGTTTAGAACCGCTCCAAAATCTTCCGGCTTAAACGCTGGACACCGCACACGGACACAACCTAGTGTTGTTACCGAGTGGAGCGATTGGGTTGTTTTACAACCTGAAGACTTGGCTCATGCTGTAGATCCCGTGCTAATGTCTGTGGCTAGTAACCATCAGATTATGCACGACACACATGGTTATATCCAAAACTGGTATAATCCTGTGTGCCACGAGAAATACGAGGGGGTGCCTTACGACATCCCTACTATTGTTGATGAGGATGGCCCAATAATGAGTTTTGGTAACTCACCAGGGTTTCTCCCTATCATACAACAGTCATGCCCGTTTCTAACCGAGAATGAGTTGACAGAGCTTGCTCTGGAATCTCGAACTAAGTTAGTAAAGGTTGTTTCCACAACTACAGATCTCTTTAACTTCCTTCGGGAACTTATTGAGTTCTGCTATGGAAACATCCGGATCATAAAGCGATTTGCATCGCTTTGGGAAAGAATGCAAAAAGCATTCGAGGACGCCTATAAGCGTGCTCGGGCCCAAGGGCATAAAGAAGCGGCAGCCTACTGGCTGGCGTGGAACTTTGCCATTAAACCCTTTCTCTCTGATCTGCGAAACCTCTTATGTGCCATGTCCGCCCTTCATAAGAAGATGGACTGGCTACGTAAGACTAATCGCAAGGTCTTCTACCAAACGTTCACCCGCGAATTCGACCTTCCGGTCGAAGATGTGTGGGTAAACGGGCTTAACTTTTGTAACGTTACAAAAGCTGATCCACCGGAGATGGCCAACGGGGCCTACACGCAACAGTTCAAATACTACAGCGTAAAGCTGAAGTACGTGGCGCGAGCTAAGCTTAGGCTTAACTTGCCTGACCACTTATTGGACGAAATGCATGGAGGAGTAGGTGCTCTTTGGGCAGCCTACCACGGGCTTACTAATCCCGTGGGAGTGATCTGGGAAGCAATTCCCTTTTCATGGCTGATTGACTATTTCCTGAACTTTCGTTCACGTCTATTTCAGACAATGTACGATTTCAACCCTTTCAATGAAGGGGTTGAAGTTCTTGGATTTGGTCATTCCTTCAAGCTACACGTCATCGGAACTGGAAGGGTCTGTAGAGATACAGGCTCTGAACAGTTAGGATGGGCGGAAGCTGGAAGGGTAGATTACCTACTATATCGTCGTGAAGCTGGCTTGCCTTATGAAGGGCAAGCCTCTTACTTCCGTGTACCAAGTGATTGGTACAAACTCTCGATAATCGGTTCCGTGGTGATCGGACGTCTGCCTGGCAGACGACGTAGAAAATCACGGTAGGCGCTTTGGCGTCACGCCCCGACTGGGTACCGGCAATGTCTCTTCTCTTCGTGACGAAGATAAAGGACAAAAACATGGCATTCACAGATCCAATCGTTATTGCGGACAACACGCCGACCAACCAAAACTTTACTCGCCGATCCTCATCAGTATTGATGGGAGGCGATTACGTGGAGGATGACTCGACTGCTGCCCTCGAACGATACCTCGTTATCCGGCATGCAAATGCCGGTCCCTCGAATTCGCCTGGTTCACCGCCTAAACAGCGGCACTTGGTGACTCTGGGGATACGCAAATATAACAGCCTTACGTCAAAAACTGACGTTTTCCAGGTAAACTGGACTACGTTGGATGATGCCGGTTCGTCTGTTACAATTACGGAGAAAAAGCACGTGCTTGCGTTCATGCGAAATTTCGCAGTAGACGCAACGCTCGACAAGATTCTCCGAGGAGAAGCATAAAGCTCACGGCGGCCCCCTCGAGGGGGTTGCCTTTTGCTTAGCTACTGGATCTAGCCATGCGGAAGTGCACACCTTATGAAGGAACACACTAAAAGCCGTATCGAGAACTATCTCGGTGTTGTCCGAAATCTACTCGACGACATCGCTGACTTAATCAACTCCTTTCAAATTGTCATGGAAGACGTTTGTAAGGATTCTAGATTGTATATGCGCGTGAACCCGTCCTGCGAAAGCAGGCGCGATTACGAGTACATCCGATCTAGGACTTTTGCGGAGGGTTTAAGTTTCCTCACCGATGCACTTCCCCGTTTGGGGAAGTACTATGATGGGATTCTTTCCGGAAAAGAGGGGGTCCCCATACCTCCAGGATTTAAACCCTGGAATGAGTATGGTTTTGGCCTAGGTCTTTCACATGATGAGTGTAAAAGCTTACCAGGTGGTGGATCTTGTCCTCTTTTTTGCCGTACACTGATGTACGTGCTTTCCGCTCAAGGTGGCGACACCGATGCCCTGAAGGCTCGTATTATACGAGCCTATAGGTCCTTATTCTACTTGTTCTACAAGTTAGAACTTCCGCTGGAAGAACAACAGGAAACTGATGCTCTTCGTAAGTGGAAAGTCAATGAAGAGGAATTGTTGAATTTCAACTTTCCCTCTTACTATGATAGGGATATCAGCATCGCCAGAGACCTTGTCTCTGAGTTGCTGAACCATGGTGAGACTCTGTTTACCAAAATAGAGCCACGCCACGGTCCGGGCGCGGTAGCGGGTGGAGAATCCAACGAAGAAAAGTGGGAATCTTTTCATTTTATTCGTTCACTCCACTGCATCTATCCATGGTATGAATACCTATGGCCTGGATGCATTTCGAGTCGAGGCTCTCTTGCCACTGCACAGATGATCATTCCTTTCCTTAAAGGCCGAAAATACATAGAAGCAACCTCGCGGTTGCTCTTTGTACCTAAGGACTCCAGAGGACCTCGCACGATTTCGTGCGAACCTAAGGAGCTAATGTTCATCCAACAGGGTGTTGCACGCAACTTGATGAAAGCTGCGGAGCAACGTTCCGGTGGCCGGATTAACTTCCTTGATCAGTCTATCAACGGCAATCTTGCCCTTACATCGAGTAAGACGCAAGAGGCCGCCACGATAGACCTTGAGGATGCTTCCGACCGAGTGAGCTGGTTGCTCGTGAAACTTTTGTTCCCAGAATGGGCACTTAAGTATCTTGAAGCGACCAGATCTACCTCTACTCAACTCCCAGATAACACAGTGGTTTACCACTGTAAATATGCTCCTATGGGGTCAGCGTTATGCTTCCCCGTTGAGAGTATAGTTTTCTGGGCGTTGTGTGTGACTGCCAGCATAGCAGCTGGCATTACACATGAGACCGCGAGAGCGGCTACATACGTCTACGGGGATGACTTGATCATCATCCCTGAGGCATACGAGCATGTTGTTCGTATCTTTAACAAGGTTGGCTTGAAGGTCAACGTTGCTAAGTCGTATTGTAGTGGTCCTTTTCGCGAGAGTTGTGGTGTTGATGCCTGGAAAGGCTTTAACATTACACCTCTTAAGATTAAAAAGGACGTGTTTAGTCGATCCCTCGATGGACTGCTTGCCACTTCTGTTTGTGAATACAGTAGTAAAGCCTTTGCGCTTGATTTGCGCAGAGTTGGCGAGTACTTGTATGCATTCGTGAACCGACGGTACCCCGGAGTAATCCGGAGGCCCGAAAGTCCCATTGGGTGTTTACATGTCATCGATCCTCTTTCCTGGCACGTTCCCTTTGAAGGAACGACAGGATACGATCGTGAGATGTGCAAGAGTTACGTTGTTGGTTGGGTTTTAGAAAACCCTAAGAAGCCAACAAAGTTAACTGGGCTTAGTCGCCTGCTCAAAAACCTTCACGGTGATTGGGCATTGTACGACCCAGGCGAGGTAGTAGTTCCCAGAGCTACTAAAATCCGGAAACGGAGAACTCTGG